CCCATTCGCAGAAAAATTACCCGTGTAATCGTTTAATCAGAGGCCATTTCCAGGCCATTTCCTGTCAACGCTCGGCGACATTCACATAAATTCAATTTAGGAGGCCTTTTATGGCAGAAAATCAACCAAAACGGCGTGGGCGCCCTGCTAAGGCCCCTGACGCAGCGCCCGCTACCGATGTAGCGCCCGAAGCAAGCGAATCTGCTGTGGCGCTTCCTGCGAGCTCTGAGAGCGTATCAGACGCCAAGGTAGAGACGGCTCGTAAGAAGGTTGCATTTGAATCGATTGAGCACTACCTGCGTTACCTGTCGGAGGAGAAATCTAAATGACTGCCCAGACCGGAGTTGGTAAGGGCGGAAAGCGCCCCGGAGCTGGTCGACCCAAGGGCACCACCAAGAAACCGCAGCAGGTTGAGGACAACGGCATCACCATGCTTGAGCTGCTCCGGAAGATTGCCTTGGGCGAAGTTGACGCCAGCCCGAATCAGCTGAAAGCCGCAATTGCAGCCGCTGGGTATGAAACCGCAAAGCCCAGTGAGATCGGGAAGAAGGAGCAGCAGCAGCAGGCTGCGGAGGAGATCAGTGCTGCCTTCCCAACAACTGCTCCGCCATCCTTGCGTTCTGTAAGCTGAGTCACACTTCTGAAAATTGCCTGTTGACAATTTGTTGGTGGTGTGAAACACTTATGGTTCGTATGTTCCACAAATTAACCAACAAAGAGATTTTACAAATGGCAAAGAATGACTTGACTTTTGAAGATGTTGATAAGCTTCTGGCGTATGAGCCAGAGACGGGGTTGTTGCGGTGGAAGGTTGCTAAGGCTATCAGGATCAAGGTTGGTGATGTAGCTGGCTGTGTGAATGGCGATGGCTACCCACGGGTATGCTTGCATGGTCGGCAGTACCAGGCCCACCGCCTGGCGTGGTTGCTGCACACAGGGTCATGGCCTTCTAAGCACCTTGACCACATCAGTGGTCAGAGGGATGACAACAGGATTGTCAATTTGCGGGAATGTAGCCACGCTGAGAACCACCAGAACCGTGGCAAGAACAAGAACAACACCTCAGGCATCCAAGGCGTGAGCTGGCACAAGCTGCGAAAGAAATGGATGGCACGTATCCGGGTGGGGGGGGCAAGCACATCTACCTAGGTCTATTTGACACCCTTGAGGAAGCAGCCACTGCCCGTGCAGAGGCCAAAGCCAGATACCACACATTCCAACCCGTGGAGCGAGAAGTATGACAGCTATCCCCGAGTATAGCACCGCAATGCCCGATTGGGAAGACAGGCTCGAAAAGGGCCTGTCATTGATCCCTGAGCCGATCTTCCCTGAACAAGCCGATCTGGCTATGCAAGTCTTCTCCCGCCTCAGGGCTGTCGACGTTGTGGGCTGCCCTACTTATGGGCAGTTTCGCCCACAACTACCGAGATAACCAATGATTGATTACTCTGAATTAACATTCGAGCAAGTTGCTGAGAAGTACAGCTACGACCCTGAAACTGGGATTATGCACTCTAAGTTTGATGGGACATCAGAATACTTAGGAATTTACGAAACACTCGAGCAGATGGCTGCCCGTGCAGAGGCAAAGGCCAATTACCCAACCTTCCATCCTGTGGGCCGGGGGAGTGACCAATGAAAGTGCCTGAGTATTCAACATCGGTGCCAGACTGGGAGACGCGATTGGAGCAGGGATTGTCACTAATCCCGCCTCCCATATTCCCAGCACAGGCGGAGCTGGCTATGAGTGTGTTCTCCCGCCTCAAAGCTGTTGATGTTGCTGGTCAGCCAACATATGGTGAGTGCTCACCCCCGTGGGTGCTCGACTTCGTGCGTTACATATTTGGAAGCTACAATGCTGAAACAGGCCACAACCTGATCAAGGAGTTCTTCTGCCTTGTACCGAAGAAAAGCTCGAAGTCCTCCATTGCCTCAGGTGTCATGCTGACGCAGCTAATTATGGGCTGGCGAAAATCTGCAAGCTACCTCATCGTGGCGCCGACCATTGAAGTGGCACAGGCATCTTTCAAGCCAGCCTCAGATAGCGTGCGCGCCGATCCACAGCTTTCAAAGCTTATAAACATCAGCACTCACACCCGAACCCTGACAAACAGGGTGAGTGGTGCAGTTCTCAAGGTTATTGCAGCTGATGAAAATTCTGTTACGGGCTCGAAGGCATCCGTACTACTTGTCGACGAGTGTCACAGATTGGGTACCAAGGAGAATGCCTCAAGTATGCTACGCGAGGCGGCGGGCGGACTTGCTGCACGCCCCGAAGGCTTTATCATCAAGTTGTCGACACAGGCATCTGAACCACCGGCGGGCGTTTTTAAGGACGATTTAGACTTGTTTCGGAGCATTCGCGATGGTATTGTCGTGGATAAGCGCCGGTTCGGGGTGCTGTATGAGCATCCAAAGGCATGGCTTGAAGACGGCAGGGCAATGACTCTTGAAGGCATCAAGCTGGTAAATCCAAGTCTTGGCTACAGTGTTGACATGAATTACCTTGAAGACGCCTACGAGCGAGCCAAAAACATCGGTGGCGGTGAGCTCCTAGACTATCTTGCAAAGCATGCAAACGTGCAGATAGGCATGAACCTCCGCAACGACCGATTCGCAGGCGCGGACTTCTGGGCACAGAACGCAGATCCTACTCTAACACTTGATACCCTGATTGAAAGGTGCGAGGTCGCAGTAGTTGGCATCGACGGCGGCGGCCTGGATGACCTGTTGGGGCTGTCTGTAGTTGGCCGCTGTAAAAAGACCCGTAAATGGCTGTCGTGGTCGTATGGCTGGTGCCATACAATTGCACTGGAACGTGTAAAACAAAACGCCAGTAGGCTTCGTGACTTTGAAAAGGCAGGTGAGTTGACAATTGTTGACCTTCCGGGACAGGACGTGCAGGAACTCTGCGAAATCGTCCTCAAACTTGAGAAATCGGGACTTTTACCCGAGCGTAACGCAATTGGCGTTGACCAGGCAGGAATTTCCGCGATTGTTGACATGTTGACAGGTCCGGAGTATGGTATTGACATTGGCAGAATTCTGGCAGTGCCGCAAGGATACCGCCTGTCAGGGGCGATCAAAACCTGTGAGCGTGCCCTGGCAGGGAATACGCTCACCCATGCAGATCAAGATATTATGGATTGGAACATTAGTAATTTGAAGGTTGAGCTCAAAGGATCGGCCCTGTATAGCACCAAGGCAGCCGCCGGAAAGGCTAAGGTCGACCTCGCGCATGCCCTGTTTAACGCAATCTCGCTCATCAGTCTGAACCCGGCAGGCCGGGGGACGGTTGATGACTTTCTCAGACGCTTTTAAGGAGGCACTATGCCAGATGAAAAGAAGCTGGGCCTCTTGGGTCAGCTGAAAGCTATGTTTGTTCCGCCTGATCCCGTTGATATCGGCGGCGGCCAGACGTTTACACCTGTAAATGCAACTGCCCGTGATCTTGGTATCATCATCAGCGACACAGGTGCTGCCGTAAATGCAGATGCGATCATGCGACTGGATGCAGTGGCTGCATGTGTTAAACTGGTCTCGCAGGCGATTGCAGCAATGCCATTGACGATGTACATGCGGACGCCGGATGGGCGGAAAGAAGCTGTCAATCACCCACTGTATACACTCCTGCTTGACGGTCCTAATAGCACGCAGACGGCGTTCGACTTTTGGCAGGTGGTGGTAACCAGATTGTTGCTTGATGGCACAGCATACGTCCGCAAGGTTGTCACTGACGGTAGGATCGAGAGCTTGCAATACCTCGCAAATGATCGCCTGACCATCACCACAGACACCAAGGGCAACACTGCTTACCGCTACCGCCGGACTGATGGCCAGATGATTGATATTCCAAAGCAGCAGATCTGGAAGATCATGGGCTACAGCCTGGATGGTGAGAATGGCCTATCCGCAATTCGCTACGGTGCCCAAATCTTCGGCACCGCGATTGCAGCAGAGGCCCAGGCCGCCAGGGCGTTCCGCAATGGTCAGTTGCAGAGTGTGTATTATCAAATCGACCGCTTCTTGACAGACGACCAGTATGATTCATTCGCGAAAAAAGTCAGCGGGTCTGTTGAGGCAGGTCGGGCACCCCTGCTTGAAGGCGGAATGGATGTTAAGTCCCTTGGCCTTAATCCAGTAGATGCACAGCTCTTGCAGTCACGTCAGTACAGCGTGGAGAGTATCTGCCGATTCTTCGGCGTGCCGCCGAGCATGATTGGGCACAGCAGTGCTGGCACCACCAGTTGGGGCAGTGGCATTGAGTCGCAGCAGCTGGGCTTCCTCTCGATGACTTTGTCGCCCTGGCTGCGCCGCATTGAGCAAAGCATTGCGCTGAATCTGCTGTCGCCAGCTGAGCGTCGTAGGTACTTTGCAGATTTTGACACCAGCGCTTTGCTCCGTGCTGACAGTGCTGCCCGAAGCAGCTACTACAGCCAGCTGGTTAACAATGGTCTGATGACCCGCGATGAGGCAAGAGAGATTGAGGGGCTGCCCAAGCTAGGAGGTAATGCTGCCGTATTGACAGTACAAAGTGCTATGGTACCATTGGATTCAATCGGACTACAAGCCAGCCCAGAGCCTGCATCTGGATTGGGTAATCAACAGCAGGACAAAGTATCCAAATAGGAGGTAATATGAGCAATAGGAGCATGCCTGCTGCACCAGAGGGCAGGCTGGATCCAACGTTGGCAAGCAAAGCAAAGAAAATGCAAGCAAAGTCAGACTTTCCAATCAAAGCAGCTTGGAAAGATGGAAGAGAGCTAAACATCTTTTCGGTAATTGGGGAAGACTTCTTCGGAGAAGGGACGACTAGTGCCCATATAGCTAGCTTCCTCAACGAGATTGGTCCTGGCGATATTACGGTTAATATTGATAGCCCTGGCGGGGACATGTTTGCGGGCCTGGCAATCTATAACCTGTTGCTTGCTCACAAGGGCAGGGTAACTGTGAATGTTATTGGGCGTGCTGCATCTGCTGCTAGTGTCATTGCAATGGCTGGTGATCAGATTAATATGCACCCATCTGCTTTCATCATGATTCACAATTGTCATCTTGTTGTTGGCGGCAACTCTAAAGAGCTCGCAGAAGTGTCAGAAATGATGAAACCCTTTGACTCTGCAATGGCAGATATTTATGTTGCCCGTACTGGGATGTCAAAAGATACAATTGTGCAAATGATGGATGCAGAGACCTGGATGAGTGCAGAAGAATCTGTAAAACTGGGTTTTGCTGACTCTATTGTAACACCTGTGGGAGAGCAGCCTACCAAACTGGCGGCTAGTACAAAACCTGCTGTAAATGCAAGCATCAACGAATACAGCCTTGCAGCCCTCGAGGCCCTGGCTATCCAACTGAAAATTAACTCTATCTAACCAAAAGGAACCAATAAAATGACTGATATTACTTCGAAGCTGGAAGCCACCCTGGCCAATGTCACCGACAGCCTGCGGGCGTTTGGTGAGCGTGCCGTCCGTGATGGCGAATTGAATGCCTCTGCTCGTAGCAAGGTTGATGAGCTGTTTGCCACTGTTGGTAATCTGTCGGCCGAAGTGCAGGCTGCCCGCCAGCGCGTTGCAGAACTTGAAGGTAATGGTGCGGGCGGTGATGTGCAGCATGTGTCCGTTGGCGATCTGTTTGTGGCTTCTGAACAGTTCCAGGCCAGCGCCGGTCGTTGGAATGACCGTTCGGCCCGTGCCACGATGAATATCAAGGCTGCCCTGAACACTGCAAGCACTGATGCTGCCGGCTCTGCTGGTGCACTGACCACCCCGAACCGCCTGCCTGGTTTCATTACCCAGCCGGATGCTCGCCTGACCGTCCGCGACCTGATTGGCTCGGGCCGCACCGACAGCGCGCTGATTGAATACGTGCAGGAAACTGGCTTCGTCAACAACGCTGCAATCGTTGCTGAAGGCGCCCTCAAGCCGGAAAGCTCTCTGAAGTTCGCCAAGAAGACGGACACCACGCACGTCATCGCGCACACCATGAAGGCTACCCGCCAGATCTTGTCGGATGCTCCGCAGCTTGCCTCGTACATGAACAACCGCCTGATCCGCGGCCTCAAGGTCAAGGAAGATGCAGAAATCTTGCGTGGTACTGGTGCGAATGATGGTCTGCTGGGTCTGATCCCGCAGGCTACCACCTATGCTGCTCCGACCACCATTGCTGGTGCTACCCGTGTCGATCAGCTGCGTCTTGCGATGTTGCAGGCAAGCCTGGCCGAGTATCCGGCTAGCGGCATTGTGATCAACCCGATTGACTGGGCGGCGATTGAGCTCGCCAAGGATGCGAACAACCAGTACCTGATTGGCAATGCCCGTGGCACCCTGACGCCGACCCTGTGGGGTCTGCCGGTGGTTGCCACCCAGGCTATGGCTCCGGGCGAATTCCTGGTTGGTGCATTCGACTTGGCTGCCCAGATCTTTGATCAGTGGGACGCACGGGTGGAAATCGGCTATGTAAATGACGACTTCCAGCGCAACATGGTGACGGTCCTGGCGGAAGAGCGCCTGGCCCTGGTTGTGTACCGTCCGGAAGCTCTGATTTCGGGCTCGTTCGCCTGATTATAAGGGAGGGGCTGGGAAACTGGCCCCTCTCTTTGGAGGTGATATGATTACACTGGCAATGGTGCAGAGGCACTTGCAGGCTGAGTTGTATGAGGATGATGAGAGAGATTATGTAATGCAACAACTGCTGCCCGCTGCAAGGGAGTCAGCAGAGTTGTTTATCAACCGCAAATTGTACGACACTCAGGCTGACATGCTGGCTGATCAGGCTGCTGGAGTAGATCCAGCTGGTCAGCTTCTGATTACAAGGACTGTTGAGCAGGCCATCTTGCTTACTGTCGGTGAGTGGTATGCCAACAGGGAGCAGGTGTGGGTAAAGGGTGTGGGCCTGGTGACATCAAGCGCACAGAATCTGCTGCACCCGTACCGAAAGTTTGCAGGGGTGCGGTGATGCCAATCTCAGCAGGTAAGCTAAACACTAGGGCTGTATTGCAACGCCGCCAGGATGGCACCGATGAGTGGGGAGCGCCTAAGCATGTGTGGTTAGAGGTCGGTGCATTTTACACCAACCCCAAAAACGACACTGGTATGGGTGCAATCAGGTCATCTGTTGGATCTGGGGTACCTGCAAATATTGTAAACTACTCTCTAGAGGTGCGCTCCGAGACAATCAGGAGGCTTGACCCGCAGCCAGATGACAGGCTACTGATCAGGGTGCCATTTACAGCACGCGATATGATCCTAAGTGTCACAGGTGTGATCCTTGACTTTGCTGATGCATCGCATGCGTATATCTTGGCACAGGCAGGCACAAATGAATCTTAACATAAGATCTGTTGATATTACGGGTATCTTGGCTGGATTGGAGACAGTTGCAGAGCATAGTTCAGACGTTGTCCGGACGATGACATACCGAGTCAGCAGTCGCCGTGCGTGAAAGTGCTAAGGCATTTGTCAATGATGAAACAGGTAAGCTGCGTAGTAATTTGTATGTGGCGTACTCGACGGAAGAAAGCACCAATGGTGTGCAGACCTATGCTGTGTCCTGGCGTAAAAAGGCCGCACCGCATGGACACCTGCTGGAGTTTGGCCACTGGCAAACGCATGCTGCCTACAAGGGCAAGGATGGAGAATGGTATTCGAGCTCAGTGAAACTGGTAAATCCTAAATGGATTCCAGCTAGGCCGTTTCTGCGGCCCGGATACGACTCAGTTGCAATGCAGATCCCGGACATTGCCAAAGCGGCGGGCGCAAAGAAATATGCAGAGCTGCAAAGAGGTGAGCAATGAGCTATGGTAGAGTGCTGAAAGATCTGTTAGACCCCGTATTTTCTGGCAGGGTGTACGCAGATATCCCGCCTGATTCTCCGCCACTGGATGCATATGCCATTTACCAGCGAGTGGGTGGTGTGCCTGTGTATTGGCAAGAGGGCGGGATGCCTGAGAAGGTGAATGCTCGGGTACAGATCCAGATCTGGTCCCGTAGCAAGCAAGAGGCATACCTGGCAACGGTGCAAGTGCTGAGGCTTGTTTCTGAGGCAAATGATATGCAGGTGCTGTCGCAGCCAATTGATGATTATGTGCGTGAGATTAAGCTGTATGGTAGCAGAGTAGATATTTCAATGTGGTATAACCTAACCTGAGGAGTAAAATTAATGGCGATCATTATGCCGAAGGGTCTCACGCATGCATTTGCTGAGATTCTGTCCACTAGTTCCACTGTCGCTGCCATCACGGCAGCTAATCCGTCTGTTGCAACCGGTACCACTGCTGATGTTGGCGATGTGGTTGTCCTGTCTGCGGCGGGCGCGCCTTTCCTTAACAACACCGCCAGCGTCGTGGGTGCTGGTTCGACCCTGCTGGGTGTTGATGGCCGTCGTCTGGCGGGCACCTCCAGCGGTGTTGTCCGCCTGACCGATGTTGGTGCGTTTACGAACTTTGCGCAAACAATTGGTGTCAGCCAATATGGTAACGAGCAGGCATTCGCCCAGGTGAACTTCTTGGAAGACTCCAGCGGTCGTCAGCTGAGTGTTCCCACCACCATCAGCCCGTTGGTGATTACCCTGCGCTTTGCGTACGATCCGGATGCAACGTACTTTGATGCAGCTAAATCGGTATCAGATCGTAATGCCCTCGTGGTGCTGCGTCGGCAGCTTCCTAACGGCGACCGCTTCCTGAACGTGGCATTTATGACCTTCAATGATTCCGTAAGCGTGGCTGAGAACGCGCCTATGGAAGTCAGTGCCGTGTTCTCCTGCGTCGGTCCTACGACCCTGGTGCGAGGTTAAGCCATGGCAGTTAAATTGGGGGATGCACCGAAGACTATTGAGCATATCGTGACCTTCAAAGGCACGGGGCAGCGTCTGAAATTTAAAGTCAGCTTCAGGAACTTCACATCCAGCCAATTTCAGGCCTTGGTAGCATCTGAAATCAGTCTAGGAAACCTGCTTGTCGAGCTTATAACTTCTTGGGACGCTGAGGTGCCATTGACCGCCCAGGGCTTTGCGGATCTGGAAGATCACTATCCTGGCGTGTGTGCAGGCTTTTTGGAAGCATGGCATGATGCTCGGCGTGTGGCGATTGAGGGAAACTGACTAGCGCTGTGGAGGGTTTCTATCACAGAGTCCCAACGCTGGAAGAGCTCAGAAAGGAGGGCTCGCCGTTCTTGACTGAGCATTTCCATGAACCACCTGCTGAGGTCTGGCCGGAATTGTGGCCATCTGTTAAGGTCTTCATAGAGGCTGCTAGTAGCTGGAGATGCGGGCCATCGGGTCCGATGAGCTTAGACCGGCTGGTTCTGTTCGACATACTGCGACACAAGCAGATAGATGGCGAGCAGAGGGATCAGGTGATGGATCACATATCAGTGATGGAGTCCACAGCGCTTAAGAAGTTGGCAGAGTAAGTGAGTGAATGAGCCTGCTACCTACGGTAGCTGGTCTATCGAGGCTTCAGCCGCTGAGCCAGCGTAGCAAATCAGCGGCTTTCTGAATGGTAGTTGAACGCCGCTGGGTATCATGTTGCCAGATACCCAGCGGCTGTGGGATTCTACAGGCCCAACCAACTGAGGTGTGTGTGTGATGAGTAAGCGCAATGAGAAGTTCGTTCCATCGGAAGCGATCTTTCAGGTACAGGAGACTGGCACATACCTGGGGACAAAGGAATTGATGTGCTGGCTGCTATCCCATGCAAGGCTTGGCGATATAGTGGCACTAGCCGACATGATGGTGGGGCAGAGCAAAGATCTAGCCGATCTTGGTTCCGTCAAACGCGTTGTCTAAACTTACTGAGGATTGTAATTGTGGCAAAAGATGATTTAACATTCGAAGAAGCTAGCAAGCTGCTGGCTTACGACCCCGACACTGGTGAGCTTCGCTGGAAGGTTGCTAATAACAACAGGGTCAAGGTAGGGAGTGTTGCTGGGAGTGTAGACACCGCAACTGGCTACATCCGGGTGATGCTGCATGGTAAGCTCTACCAAGCTCATCGCCTAGCATGGCTACTGCATCATGGTTCCTGGCCAAATAATCACCTTGATCACATTAACGGTCAGAAGGATGATAACCGTATTGAGAATCTGCGTGAGTGCAGTAATGCGGAGAACTGCCAGAACCGGGGCAAGCGGTCTGACAACTCATCCGGTGTCACGGGTGTGTGCTGGCACAAGAGAGACAAGAAATGGCAGGCACTGATCATGGTGAATGGCAACAAGATCCACCTAGGCTACTTTGATACCATCGATGAGGCAGCCACCGCTCGTGCGGCCGCCAAAGCACAGTACCATAAATTTCAGCCATTTGATCGCGAAAATAACTAACTAGGGTTTCGGCCCTTTCTAAATTTCATAGGAGGGGCAAACGATGTCAGATGTAATCGGCAGAAGCCGCATTGAGTTGACGGGAGACGCTTCGGGCGTCGTGAAAAGCGTCAACGACGCGAAGCAGTCTGTGCAGTCCTTGGTCACGGAGGTCGACAAAGCATCGACCCGCCAGACTGCCGCAAACAAAAGAGTTGAGGCCAGCCTGCTTCGGCAGGTAAATACCTACGGCCTGAGCAGAGAAGAAATTCTACGCTATAATATCGCGCAGAAGACGACCGGAGATACAGCGAACAAACTGACGCAGGCCCTCGACGCGCAGGTGAAGAAGCTGCGCGAAGCCGCCTCCGTAAACGTGGCAGCAGCCACCGAGCAAGAAAATGCAGCCCTGCAAAAGCAGATCGATATTCGCGACCGCCTCAGCAAGCTGCTGAGTACTGCTCGCGGACAGAAGATTCTTGAGGCTGAGGCAGCGCGGTCAATTGCAGCACCAGGTAAGCCTCAGCTCAGTGAGGGGCAGCTGCGCTTTGCGAGACAAAGCACACCGGCACAGATACAGGACTTTTTGGTCCAGGTCCAAGGCGGGCAAAACCCGCTGACCGCTCTCTTTCAACAAGGAAGCCAGTTGCAAGGTCTATATGGTTCCGTTGGCGCAGCTGTAAAGGGCGTGGGATCTGCAATTATGTCCGTCGTCAACCCAGTTACGGTTTCCGCTGCTGCCATTGCTGGCCTTGGCTACGCCGCCTACAAAGGCGCAGCAGAAACCAACACACTTAATGAAGCTCTGATTAAGAGTGGCAATGCAGCGGGTGTTACGACCCAGAGCCTTATTGATGCCGCATCAAAACTGGACGATGTTCAGGGCGTAACCACCGGCAAAGCAGTGGAGGTGCTGGCCCAGCTTGCCGCGACAGGCGACTTTACTGGGCAGCAGATGGACATGGCCGGCGAGGCTGCGCTAAAATGGTCGGTCGCTACCGGCACGGCTGTTGAAGACGTGATTTCAAACTTTAGCAAAATCGCAGAGGATCCGGTAAAGGCTCTGATTGCGCTAGATAAACAGCTTAACTTCGCAAACGATTCGCAAATCGCATTTGTACAGACCTTGGTCGAGAGTGGTCGGCAGACAGAGGCCGCAAACCAAGTGATGCAAATGTACAGCGATACGCTCTCAAAGAGGTCGGAGGAGGTGGTTGCAAATCTTGGCTATATTGAGAGGGCGTGGCGTAATGTTGCTAATGCAACAAAGGAATCATGGGACGCATTAAAAGGCCTGGGACGCGAGAAGGCCACCGGCGAGAAGATCAAGGAACTGCGGGACTTTATCGACCTTGAGACCCGTGCTGCTAAATTTGATGTCAACCAAAGCAACAATACAAATCGCTATGAGAAGATCAAGGAGGCCCAGGAGGAGCTCCGTAAGCTAAACACGCAGTTTGTTACCCTTATCGACCCATCCGCACCAGATCCGCAGGCACAACGCAGAGCGAAAGAAGCCAATGCCAAGCTGCGTGATGAGAATGCCCGGGCAGAAGAACAGGCAGCACTGAGCTCCAAGTCGCTTGCTGAGAGGCTGGAGGCGGAGAAGACAAGGCTGCACAGGCTAGGTGTGACTGACAGAGCTGCTATCGACAAGGCTCTACAGATTGCCGCGGAAAAGTTCAATGACAGCCAGAAGACCAAGAGTGCGGGCAGTGTATCTGATGGTGGCCTGGGTGCAGCAAGGCTGTCTGCCATTAAGGCAGAGGCGCAGGACGCTAAGAAGGCGCTCGAGGACCAAACGCAGGACCTGAAGCAACAGTATGCCGACCGCGAAGTTTCCGCCAAGAACTACTATGCCGGCCTGCGTGACCTTGCAATCAAGGGGACTGAGGTCGAGGTGTCCAGCATCCAGAAACAGATTGCAGAGCTGGACAAGCAGACAGGCGCACGACAGAAGTCCGGGGCGATTGCAGTGCAGATACAGTCATTGCAGGAGCGCTCCGCGGCCCTACAGGCGCAGGGTGCAGCACGTGTGGCACAGATCACCAAGGAAGAGGCAGACGCCGCCGAGAAGCGTGCAGCTGGGCTTAGGGCGTATCGGGAGGCGCTTGACCAGACGACGCAGGCAATGGCGGCTGATTACGACAGCAAGATAAGAAGTATTGGCCTTGGTGACCGCCAGTTTGAGATCGAGACAAAGATCAATGCAGTATTGGCGGATAAGGCAAAGAGGCTTCGCGAGATTGCGCAGCAGGAGCAGGCCAGGCAAATCGATCCCGAAGCAGCAGCTGCAAACAGGTCCAGTGTGGAGGAGGCAGCAGCCCAGCAGGTTGAGACCATCAAGTCAAAATATGCTGAATTGCAGAAGGCACAAGGGGATGCACTCAATGGTCTAAGTGCAGGTCTGCAAAACTACGTTGATGAGGCCGGTAATGTTGCCGGAGCAGTTAAATCATCTGTGGAGAGTGTTGCAAAGGGTCTTGAGGACGTATTCGTAACTGTGGCAACAACCGGGAAGCTATCATTTAAGGACATGGCTAATAGCATCCTGGCTGATCTTGCAAGGATTGCAGCCAAGAAGGCTGTTTCTTCGTTGTTCAGTACTGTGCTAGGCGGTCTGGGTGGTGGCTCTGCGAGTGCAGCTGGTGCAGTATCTGGCTTTGCATCTGGCGGGTATACCGGTCCTGGTGGTGTAAATGACCCAGCAGGTGTTGTGCACCGTGGTGAAATCGTGTGGTCGCAGTCCGACATTGCCAAGGCTGGCGGCGTTGCTGCTGTTGAGGCTATGCGTCAAGGCAAGAAGGGCTATGCAGCCGGCGGTGTCGTTGGCGGTTATTCTCCAGGACTTTCACCAATGCAGCCAAATGTTAATATAACTGTCATCGGTGCAGGATCAGATGGTGCAAGGTCAGAGGCTAAGATGGGCCAAAACGGGGAACTCGATATTTCCGTATTCCTGGGTAAAGTGGAGAGCCAGATTGCAAGCAACGTTGCCACAGGAAGGGGCGCAGCATATTCGGCGATCAAGAGTCGATTTAAAGTGGAGGATCGCAAATGAGTGAGTTACCTAGTTACTGCCAGTTACTGGTAGAGGGGTACAGCGAAGAGTATGACCCAGCAATTGAGCGAAGTGAGATGGAAAGAGGTCTTGCTAAGCAGCGCATTAAAAACACGTATGGTCTTATGCGTTTCACGGTGCGGGCATTGATCCAGGGACAGGCCAATATTGATGCATTTGACAGCTGGTACTTAGATGACATCCGGCGTATTGGGTTCTTCACAATGGTCCAACCGCGGACCCGGCAGACAATTAATGCCAGGTTTGTGGAGGGTAAGATCGGTGCAATCACTGTGCTAAAGCCAGGGCTTGTTATTAGGGATCTTAATATTGAGTATTTGAGGACATCATGAGCTTTGTATCGAACAGACAGAGGCTGACTGACTACAGTGGTATATTGCAGGTTCTGGAAATATCTGCTGCATACTTGCCGGACACTTTGAGGCTTGTAAAGGATGTTAAGGACTGGACCATTAATGGCCAAGACTACATTGGTCTAGAGTTTACCATTACATTACCTGAGGACAGGTCGGGCAGTAATGGTGTACTCGAGATCAAGATGTCTAATGTTGGCAGAGATGTAACGGAGGATCTAGAAAAGCGGCCACCTGATCAGATGATGACAGCAGTGCTTAAGCTTAGTGATCGTGAGACGCCAGGGGAGTTTTACCGAATTATACCAATGCCTATTGATAGGGTGAGCATTGATGCTCAGACAGTGACATTAACTGCCAGCATGGACTCGATAATGCGCCAGCAAGCATGCAGGCTTCGATTCACACCATTTATAACGCCGGGGTTATTCTAACTATGAACGTAAATCAGTACATTGGTATGCCATATGATCGAGAGGTTTATGACTGTGCTGATTTTGTCATACAGGTTCAGCAGGAGATGTTCGGGAGGGTTATATCCCTCCCAGCATCTCGCCCGCGCATATCTGGTGGTGGTCAGAGACATGTAAAGGATCTGTCATTGGTATATGCGCATGCTACAGATTCCCCGGTCAACGGGGATCTTGTGTTGATGAGGCAGTGTGGTAAACGTAGGGCAACACATATAGGTGTTTACTTTTGGCTGGATTATGAAGCATGGGTATTGCACTGCTCTGAGGACACAGGGTATTCGACACTTAACCGGGTGAGAGATCTCCCAGACACTAGCATAGAGATAGAGGGGTATTATACATGGCATCAAACTTAGTAGTTACCCCGCATCCACTAACATTGGACGGGCAGACACACATCCCGGCACAGCTTTTGCCTGGCCAATCGTTGTATAGCTTCTTGGCAGCAAATGCCCCTGACTCTTTGGATGGTGGCTGGGCAGTGACAATTGGTGGTAGGCAAGTCCCTGTAGAGATGTGGACTAAGACATTCCCGAAGGATGGCCACCTAATCGAGGTTCGCAGCACGGTGGATAACAAGCAGGCATTCCAGCTGATCGCATTGCTTGTATTGACTTACTTTACCTTCGGGATTGGTTCGGCAGCTGCTGGAGCTTGGACAGTTGCAGGCGCATATGGTGCAGTGGCGGCAACTGCGGTCTATGTGGCTGGCTCAGTGATAATTAATAAGGTCCTTGGACCAAAGCCGCCTAAAACGCCCGCTGCTGAAGAGTCCGGAGGTGTTTACAGCCTTAATGGGGCAACAAATTCCAGCAGGCCATATCAGGCACTAGGCATCCCGTTTGGTGCTATCGACATCGCCCCAGATCTACTTTCAAAGCCTTACTCATACTTTGATGGTGATGACCAGTACTTGGCATTATTGCTCACTCCTGGTATTAATGTGGCAAGGGTTGACAATGTACGTAATGGGGACAACCCATTCTCGAATTATCCTGGCTCTCAGTTGTTTTCATCTGGGATGTCCGGTATGCCGCAACAGGCAATCCCGTTGTTCACGGACGTCGATAGTCAGGCTGGCGGCGCCTTACAGGACGAGGACAAGAATCCAGCAGTTGTCGTGAGAACAACACCTCCAGACACTGTTCGTATCCAGGTTGATATTGAATATACCTTGTTTGGTAAGGGAAAGAAGGGTAATGCACTTTACAATGAGGGCACAGTAACAGCAGAGTATCGTACAGCAGGTTCTGGGTCATGGTTAAATCTGGAGACGAGGTATGTAACAAATAAAGACATGCGCGTACATCGTATGTCCTTGAAGAAAGATGTTCCGCCGGGTCAGTACGATGTTAGGGTTACTCGCAGTGTTATGTCACTTACTGGCGACAATGATGTGGCTCAGTTTAACTTCACTAGCCTCACATCTGTGCAGAGGGATACTGCACAGTACCTTGGCATTTCGAGGGTAGGTATCATCTTTAAGGCTACCGGCCAGCTGTCTGGCACGCCAAATGAGATAAAGATGCGGGTAACTGCCAAGCCGGTACAGACCTGGACTGGCACTCAGTGGAGGATTGCAGATACTGTAGACAATGGACTGAGCAACCCAGGTGCACAGATGCTGGCCTATATCCGTGGTTACTATGATGAGGCTGGTAATCTAATTGGCGGTATGGGTCTGTCGGATATGTTCATCGACATCCCCGCATTTCAGGCGTTCATTCTTCATTGTGAGGCAAATGACTATAAGTACAACTACTACCTGCGTGATAGCAGGACACATAGTGAGGTACTTGAGTCAATTGCACTTGTTGGGTTTGGCCAGGTTACAAATGCCACAGGGAAAATATCTGTTGCATGGGCAGGTGCAAATCAGCCTGTTACTGCCGTTGTTGGTATGGGCACAATTCGCCAGGGGCAGTTTGGCGTTGACTACACATTGTCAAACACTGCGGACGGTGTCGAGCTCAGCTACTTTGATGCGGATATCGGAGACACATCCGTTGTACGTGTTGCATCACCTGGTGTTACTACCGCTCTGAACCCAGCACGTATACAAGCAGAGGGCATCACCACTGCCAAGCATGCAGCAGAGATGGCACGTTACCATCTCGGCCAGTCACTGTATCAGGCAAAGGACATAACGTTCGGCGCGGACATCGAGCACATCACCTACCGCAGGCTATCGGTGTTGTCCCTGTCACACGACCTAACACAGTGGGGGTACAGCGGTCGTTTGATGGCAGCTGCTAAGGTAAGTGGGGTTGTTACACTGTTTCTCGACACGGAAGTCCCTCCTCCTTCAGCTGGCAATGCCTATGTGGGTGTTCGGATACCTGGCGAGCTAAGCTACCGTGTAATGCAGGTAAGGCCATTCTCGTCTCCGTCTAAGTCAATCCAACTTGTTGGTGCTTGGCCTATTGATGCTGCCTTCCCAGGAGAGGCGAGTGACAACCCTGCTTGGGATACCACATACTGTTACGACTTTAAGGCAAGCCCGGGCTACACTGTGCGTGTTGTTGGAATTACGCCAGACGCAGACCTCAAAGGGGCGCAGGTGTCTGTTGTTCCCGAGTCCGCCGAGTTCTGGAATTATGTAAAGACAGGGACATACATACCAGCACCTAATGGCTCGGGCCTTAATACTCGACCTACAGTAAGCGGCCTGAAGATTGTTGAGGCGCAGGTTGTACAGGGTAACACTGTATTTACTGAGCTGAGTGCAACCTGGGAAGTGTCGGGCCCATATGCAAGGGCAGATGTGTTGATGGCCGAAGGGTCAGGCGATAGCTTGTTGCAAACGACCTCAACCACTCGCTCAGCAACCTGGAGGATTCCGGGTGCCGGTGTCTACACAGTCACTGTCAGGCCATTTAATCCAGATGGCCTAGCAGGGTATGCACAAAGCATTGTATTTGCCACTAAGGGTGCAGATGCCCCGCCAGTCAATCCCGACATATTTGATGTCCAGCAAGTGTCGGGCGGTCTGCGCAGGTATGTGTGGGGATTTGGGTCTGATACCATCCAAAGTGCTGATTATGCAGGTGTCGAGATCAGGTATACGTCAGGGTCTGTACAGTCTCCAGTATGGGAGACTATGCTGCCTGTGGCGGGTGATGATGGGAGTGGTTTCCACACTGCGCCCTTTGAGTCACCCACACCTGTATCTGGTACCTACACATTCTCGCTTAGGGCAGTAAATACATCTGGCCGTCTATCGGATCAAACTCTGACCATTGTGAGAGCACTTGGGAAAAACCTTGGTGAGCTGCTAGATCAGATCAATAATGATGTGTCTAAGGCAATCGTTGATGCTTTCCAGAGAGACGAGGCGGAGGCTCGGGCACGTGTGGATGCCATCAATGCTGTTATCACACAGGTGCAGGATGAGGCTACAGCACGTGCTACAGCAGTGCAGCAGGTAACTACTGCTCTCAATCAATCGATTGCAGATCAGACAGCAGCACTGCTCAATGAGCAGCTTGACAGACAGGCAGCAATACAGACTGCAAATCAGTTGAGGCAATCTGGTGATGAGTCTTTGGCTTACCAGATCTCACAGATAAGTGCCGGTACAGGCATGCAGTTTGATGGTATTAAAACTTGGTACTTCGACACGACTAGTGAAGGCTGGAATGGCACTGCTGCATCGGGGTATCTGAATCCTGGGGATGTCTACGCCACTTCGCCCACAGGCCTTGGTGTAAATGGTAGTGCCTATAGGTATGTCAGGATGCGGATCAAGAGGGTGGGAACACCTGTTTGGTCTGGGCAGCTTGGTTGGCGGAGTGCAGGCGGGACATGGTCCTCACTTGCACTGTCAGCTCCAACCTTTGATGCAAATGGGGTGGCAACAGTAGATGCTAATGATATCCCGTGGGCTGACACAACAGTTGACCAGATTAGGGTTAAGTTGTCAGACACCGTTACATCTAGCAACTACTACTTGTTTGACTGGGTAGCTATTGGTCGACCAACACCTGGTGCATCTGTGGCGTTGGTTGAGGATGTCCGTCAGGCTAATGCAACTGCCCTGGCAGCAGAGGCTCAGCAGCGCAACACTTTGGCTGTACAGCTGAGAGGCAACTACACTGGCAATGACCTTGATGGGTTGACTAGTGGCCTGGTCTACCAAGAGAGGACAGCCCGTGTTACAGAGACATCGGCAATTAGTACGCGTGTCGATGGTATGCAAGTATCTCTGGACGGCAAGGCATCTGCATCGGCCTTGCAGACACTGTCGACAAAGGTTGAGACAATTGATGACAGGGTTACAAGTGCATCCGAGTCTGTATTCGCGCTGGAGGCACAGCTGGATGGGCATACAGCCGGTGAAACAGGCTGGACAGCCGGTGATACCAGTGTGCATGTTGGTGCCAGGACTGTATACAGTGTGATTGCTGAGTCAGACCTTGCACTGGCACGGCGAGTTGATACAGTGTCTTCTGACCTTGGTCAGTTCAAGGGGTCTGCGACTCAGCAGCTCCAAACGCTGTCAACGGCCCAGGATGCACAGGCGCAGCTATACCAGCAGGTGTCTGCATCACTTGACACAAAGGCGAGCACATCCTCTGTTAATCTGCTTACAACAAGGGTTACAGAGGCTGAGGGTAACATAACTGCTAACTCTCAGAATATTGCACAGGCACAGGCAGCCATTGCAAATAAGGCAGACGCAAGTGCAGTAAGTGCCCTGCAAACAACTGTCAACACAATTGACGGGCGGACCACAGCCAATGCAAACTCAATCACGGCGGTACAGGCTGCCGTCGACGGTAAAGCGGCTGCAAGCACGGTGTTGGAGTTGACGGCCACTGTAAACTCACAGGGGTCAACACTGACGTCAATCAACTCCCAGGCATTCCTGGCACTCAATTCCAATAATTATATTGGTGGGTTTAAAATTGGGAATAATGGGCAGGTTGTGGATTTCACCGTTCTGGCGGATAACTTCCGGATTGTTGCTCCTGCTGGAGGCGCAAGGCTGGAATACAGTGCAGGCACACTGCGGGTCTATGACAACAACAATGTGCTGAGGGTTGAGCTAGGTAAACTTAGCTGACATTAACGGGGCAGGGTTTCCTGCCCCATTTCTTTGGAGGTGTTATGCCGAGTGGTTTGAGATGCAGAGACGCCCAGGGTCGGGTTGTCCTAGATGTTATTGACAGACTGCCGCGGATCCTTGGCAGCTTTGTTGCTGCCTCTGGGCAGGTATACAGTGTGACCTTGCCCCCTGCTGGCTCTGGTACATATTTCTACTCCGCAAGGCCTATTGATCCGGAGAAACGTAATCTATATGGCTGGGATAACAAGAGGCACAGTGTTTCAATTTCGGGAAACACTCTGACTGCAAATGACGGGTCGACTAGAACGCAGATAATTTATGGGGTGTTTTGATGGATGCTGGACTTAGAATTATTAACGAGTCAGGGGTCGTACAGATTGATAGCACATACTCTAACTACTACCTGCACTCAAAGCAGGTTGTTTCGCTTGAAACTGCCAGCGGTTCCCCGTTTTCCTCAGTTTCTGTGTCTGTCCCATATCCAGGGCAGTGTCTTATTGCACTTAGGTCAACTGTTGCTGTATCCGTTGCCGCAGAAACTGATGACAAGGTTAGGATCGCGGGGCCAAGAGATTCTGTTGGGGTGTTCTGTACTGTCTACTTCTTTGTCCCCGCAAACTTGTCCCCCTTAGTAGGCACTGGAGAAGGGGGTCTTAGAGTTTTTGGTCCTAATGGCTCATTAGTTTTTGATAACTCTGCCAAAATGGTGAAGATACTGGCCTACGTACCAAGTGCCACGGGTGCGCAGGAAATAAACTTGGGTGCAACAGGCACTTACGCAGCTGTGATCCTTAATGAAGCATATTCGATAACCTACACCAGGCGCAGTGGTGGTGGTGCAAACAATAATGCATCGTGGTCTTACTCATTCGCGGAGGATCTTGTCCAAATTACATCCACAGGCTGTATATTTACAAAAGCAATCCTCAATAGCGGTGCTTTCCAGGCATCGGAGAATCCGCCGCCGCAACCACTTAATATAGGCCCAATGTCTATACTATTGTTGGATGTTACGAATTATTAGTAGTCAGCCAGCTTCTTCATACGGTTTTGATTTTGCCACAGGAGCTTGCGAGGGGTTGCCAAGTAGCCAGGGATTGCCAGGTCGGCATTTGCCCAGCCTTCATTTCCTTTCTTCGTGTGAGTATGGAAGATAAAGCCAGTGAATTTTCCACGAACCTTGGAAATTTTGCATTCCCACGCATCGTTGTCTGTGGTCAGTACCAGGGTCATGGTGTCTCCGTCTTGGCCAATCGCTCCGCAAACCTCTACTTCGTGCTCAGCAGTGTATGCCTGGGCCTGAGGTGCTACGCGTGTGATGAATTGATCCATGTTCTCGCCAGGGTTGCTGGTCAGGGTCATCAGGATCAGGGTGGCAGTGGCAAGCATTGTAGTTCTCCGGTTGGGTTGGTGTTGCTCAGTGAGGTTAGAGTAGGGCAGGGTATGGCAGCTGTCAATAGCCAAATCAAAAATTTTTATTAACGCGTTCATGGAGGTTTAAGAATGGCAATTGTGAACATCGACTTAGATACACCTCGTCCGGATGGAAAACCTGGGGACGACGCCCGTGTGGCATTCAGCAAGGTTAATGCTAACTTTGCTGACGTCCAATCCCAGATCACGGCAGAAGTTTCGGCAAGGCAGTCGGCAATATCTTCTGTGCAGACCACAGTGGCAGCAAAGGCTACATCCTCTGACCTTGCAGCAGAGATTTCGGCACGGCAGAGTGCGGACAACGCTATCTCCTCCACGGTCACAGCACAAGGACAGGCCATCAACCAGCGTGCCCTTAGCACTGACCTATCAGCTGAGATCGCCGCAAGGCAGAGTGCGGACAACGCTATCTCCTCCACGGTCACAGCACAAGGACAGGCCATCAACCAGCGTGCCCTTAGCACTGACCTATCAGCTGAGATCGCCGCAAGGCAGAGTGCGGACAACGCTATCTCCTCCACGGTCACAGCACAAGGACAGGCCATCAACCAGCGTGCCCTTAGCACTGACCTATCAGCTGAGATCGCCGCAAGGCAGGCCGCAGACGCGGCACTACAGGCGGCGCAGCAGACAGCAGACACCGCTCTAGGCGCACGTATTGATGATGTGTTGTCAATGACGGGCCGTAACAGGTTGCTGAACCCAGGATTTTCTCGGGCCTCTCGTGGCCCAGGTGGGACCTTCAGTAATTTCACGACAGAATTCTACGCTGTCGACCAGTGGGTCCTCAGTGGCGTCAGCATGTCTGGTAGCTGGGGGCGGAATCAGCTAAATGGTGCAAGCAACACATTGGCAGCAGGTCGAAACTACTTCGCAGTCAATATCACTGCTGGTAGCCTGGCGTCAGTAGGGCAAAAGATTGAGGGTGTACATACGCTTGCGGGTGGTAAGGCCACGCTCAGTGTGTGGCTGCGCTCTACCGTGGCTGGGAAGAGATTAGGAGTCCGTATTTATCAATCTTTTGGTACAGGCGGCAGCCCGTCTGCGGCTGTTTCAACAATCATCACACCAACGCCTCTCACGCTATCAGCAACATTCCAAAAGTACACTCTCACCTTCGATGTTCCTTCCGTGTCGGGCAAGACACTCGGAACGAATAACAATGATTATTTGTACCTAGTATTTGACATTGCAGGTGATGCCTATGGCACTGCGCTATCTGGCCAGACTGCCCAAATTGAGTTCGCCTTCCCGCAGCTCGAAAAGGGGTCTGTGGCAACAGACTTTGAGCTCAGGTCGCCCGGCGTAGAGAAGGCACTGTGCGAGTGGTATTTAAAGGCTGGGGTTGTTGCTTTGCGTGGAAACGGGACAGGGAGAGCTGGTGCAGGTACATTTATTTCGCACGAGATGCGTGCAGCACCTGCGATCACATTTGCTAACACAATCTACTATTACAACTGCTCTGGTATCAACTACGCATCGCATACCACTGGCGTGGAGGTGTTGGTTAATGCTACAGGGACTTTTGCATTTTATTCGACATACATTATGTCGGCGGAGCTATAATTATGCGTATGTATATGCAGGTGAGTGTCTATGGGTGGTACGTGGATCCAGACCGCATTATCCAGGTTAAAGATGATGCAGGGAATGATATGTTTTTCGGTTTCGAGCGTGAACACGAAAGGTACTGGGGCGAGTATTCTAAGTGGCTGGCAAAAGGTAACAAGCCTCTGCCGCCAAATGATATGGGGATGTATCCTGCTAGGATAATTGAGATGCAAGGGGGACGAAATGTCAAATAGAGATGTACAAGATGTTGCCGTGGTTGGAAGCCTAGGCGCCGGCAGTGTCTACATTGAACTTTATCAGCACCTATGGTTCGGTTCTGATCACGTCTCTTGCTATCCTGGTCGCGGGAATTACTCTCGTTCTCCGGGTGCAGGAGTTAATTTACAAATACCGTAAGGAACGTAAGAGGATTAAAATGAGCGAATCCGCGAAGCAGCAGGACTGGGCATGGAAGATAATAGCACTAGGCGGCTTAGGGCTGTCAGCGGCGGGGGTGGTGGCGATCAGCAGCCATGAGGGTCTCAGGTATACAGCTTATCCTGACCCTGCAACGAAAGCTGCTCCGTGGACGATATGCTATGGACACACTGGGCCCGAAGTCAGGCCAGGTCTGGTAGTAACACAGAGCCAGTGTGATAAGTGGCTTGCTCAGGACTTGAGTAAGGCTGAGCAGCAGGTTCGGGCTGTTGTAAAGGTCAGGATCACTCAGGGTGAGATGGATGCATATACAAGCTTTGTCTACAATGCCGGTATTGGTAACTTCAGGGGCAGCACTATGCTGAAGCTGCTTAACCAGGGTAAGCGCAAGGAGGCGTGCGATCAGTTTCCGCGCTGGTCATATGCCAACAAGATAAGGCTAGAGGGACTGGCTAAACGGCGTTACGAAGAACGGGCTATGTGCCTTAAAGGGGGTAAATATGTCAATGCTGCTATTATGGAAACGCATTGAGTTGATTGTGGGTCTAGCGCTGCTGATGACTGTAGCTGTCCTGGCGGTGCAGGTTACAATGGCTAGGAAGCATGCTGCCAAGGTTCAGGAGCAGGTGTATGCAGTCACCGCAGATCTAACTGCGGAGAGGATCCATTCCAGAGAGGTTGAGAATATTAACAAACAGCAGGAGAAGAAGAATGCAGACGTATCAACCGCCCTGGAGGCGAATAAAGAATGGGCTGATGATGTGCTTCCTGATGACGTTGCTGCCCAGTTGCAGCTCCCTGATGGCTCCACCAGAGCAGTACCTCCGTCCCTGTGAGGTAACATACTTGCCGAAGGGCAAGGCCACACAGGCAGATCTGGTGCGGCTGGCAGTGGACAGGGAGTTCGATGTTCGCAAATGCAATGCAGACAAGATTGCAATAAAGTCTTGGTACGAGGGTTATTGTAAGGCTAAGGGATGCAAGGTGCAGTACGGAAGTGATGGTAAATGAATCGGGAGGGAGCTAAGCCTTAATGGCCTAGCCCCTCCCTTTTTTTATTGCTTGAAGCGCTTAGGGCCTTCCGATGTCGGCGGCAGGAATCCCATGCGGCTGAAGTATTGGTTGATGATTGTCCCTGCCTCGATCCAATTGGTATAAGCCCTACCGCTAGAGGATAGCGGGAGAGGGTCGTTGCACAGGGCCAAAATCTTGTAAATCTCATCGGGTGTCATTTCTCATACCTCATCAGGTTGTAGTTTATCGTAGCGGATGCCCTTAAATCGGGGCTCCCGTAGCAGGCCATGAGCACTCAAGGACATAGCCTCCACCTCAACAATATCGCCAATCTTGGGCAGCTCAGACTCGGTGTGCGGAACGCCGCTGCCGAGAGTCTGCGTCTTGCCATTGCCCAGGCTGACAATCACCTTATAGACAGCCCGCCCGGTCTTTTCTCCGGTGGCCGTCTCAATTCCAACAACTCGCAGATCCAGGGTGAGGGTTGGCTTGATCTTTATGATCTCGCCGTTTGTGCCATTGTCGCCCTTGCGCCACTTGCCATCGGGTTTGCGAAAGATGGCTCCATCGTAACCAGTGATGGCCGCCCCATTCATAAGCATCATCCAATGTCTTGCGGACTGAGCACTCAGGCTGGCAGCAAGGCGCAGCGTGCCGCCAAGGCCGACAGCGCTCAGCGCGGCGGGGATGAATTCTTGCCGCTCGGCATAGCCGGTATCGCTGTATCCCTGGTCCCACTCGTGGAGGGTGACATGGTCGAAGATAACGAACTGTACATCTGGGTATTGTGTACCATCTTGCTTACGAAACTGGCCACTCAAGACGTTCTGCGGTACGCCAGGTTGCCAGTACTCGCCGAAGTATACACCTTCATCTATACCCATCAGTGCCGACTCAATGTGCTTTGCTGACAGCACAGGCTCGCCTGTACGAGACAGGAGAGTAACTTTGTCTGTGTCACGGATGGCCACCATGCAGCAGCCATCATACTTTAGCTGGATGATGTGCTCTCCTAGAAGCTGCTGTTCAGTGGGGCGGAGTGCCTTCTTTACTTTGTCAAGCTCAACAGCCTTGTGCACGAGGTATGTCATCTGTGTCTCCTTAATACGTGTCGTCGTTGATAGGGAAGTCGCCCATATCAAGGTAGGCCTCCTCCTCGGATACCTCGTCAAGGAGTTTGCAGACCCACCTGAACTTTTCAACATCGCTGAGCTGTTCATAGTCGACCCCGTACGCTGCTGAGTACGCTTGAACCAAGGCAAGGGTGTGGTTGTCAATTTTGTCGTTCATTGTACAGTCTCTAAAGTTGGGTTGTTGTGTAGGCCAGAAACGAAAAAAGCGCCCTTGTTCCTGACCACGGAGATAGGATCTCATCCCTCTCCGCCAATGTCAAGCAACAAGGGCGCGTTTGTTCAACTACTGTTCAGCTAAAAAAGAACTCTGCTTCCATGACCTGGCCAAGGTCCAGTGAGCCGGGTTCTGGCCTTGGAAGGTCTACACCAGTGCTGGCCGCAAACTCCGCCAGGACATCATGGCCCGTATACATCTTAACAAACTCCTCCCGCAGCACCCTTGCCAGTGTGGTCGCGTGGCAGCAGTGTACCGCATAGGAGTCGTGAATCATGGCAAAGTCCTTGATTCCTACAGCTGCACACGCATTGACCGTGGCTGTCAAGTGGCTAGCGTCCATGCTGTGCACGAAGTTGGGTGCTGCCCCAGCAGCGTGCTTTTTGGGATCTGCTACATCGCCTGGCAGATACACTCGAATCTGCGCAGCCCCTGCGAGTTTCGTCCGCACCTTTTTAATCTCCATCACATTGTACACCTGGTGCACTGGGAAGCCCGTTGGCGTTGTCCAGCTCAGTGCTGGTGCGCCTTGCTTAATTGCCTGCTTGGCAGCTGTCTGTAGCCAATCCATCCCCTCTCTTGCCTTTACAACGGTCTCGCCGATGGCGGGCCAAATGAATGTGCTAAGCAGCTGTGCTGCCTTATTGTGCTCGGATGAATCAAACTCGGGCGCTTTGCCCTTGAGCAGGTAGTCATCCCGGACAAATCCGGCAGAGCTAAATCTGGTGCTCCCGTATGGCAAAGTCATGGTGCTGCGTTTGGTGATGCTCCTGTTTATCCCGTGTTGCAGCCACTTCTCAACCAAGCCATCTGGGTCTCTCTCTGCATCCTGTAGTCTCTCCTGAGTCTTCCGCGCCACGATGGCATAAATGTCACTAGGCAGATCGGCAGGCACAAGATTGGTTGCGGCAGCGCCAATCTCATCTCTCAGCATGGCAGAAAAGTGTTGCAGGCCGTTGCAAGTGCCGTCCATATCAGCACTCACCCTGCTGACAAATGCAGGCCCCTGCTCAATGAAGGCTGCATACTCAAAACACCACGCAAGGAATTGCAGTGGCTTGCTTGCACCTTTCCAAAATAGCCCAGTAAGCGGGTCCTCAGCGCATGCAATTATCTCATTATGGTTGTCATGGCACCACTGCACACGATCTGCCAGGGAGCACTTGTCAAATCCGTAACGGTTCGAGCCGGTGATCATAAACCAATCAACGGCCTGCTGGTCTTTCAGTGGCATTCCTTTTGCAAACTCTAGCAAGCACTTCTGAAGGTCTGACCCCTGTGGGTTGATCCCTGATCCCATTGCATACTTGCGACCCCGGAAATCACAAAAGTAGACGAAATAGATTGCTGGATACGCCAAGAACTTATTGGCAACAGTTCTCACCTGCTTGTATCTGTTCTTGGTCTTACGGTGCTCCTCCTTCAGCCAGCGTGGCGCATCCGCATCTGGCACAGCCACAATCTCATCAATGCTGATCTTGCCGGCTATCTGATCCAGCGCATCCAGCATCCTTGCATTCACCCTCCAGGCAGTCCTCTGCAAAGAATTGATACATGCCAGCTCTTGGCTGAGGTCGGCAGCCTGCAATGCTTTGTGGTATTCTCCCTTTCCCTTGATGACATAGGGCATCAACCTCCGCATCTCGGCAGTGTGCCAGCCCCCGGAGGCATAGCTTGTCCATGGCATTGGCTGCTCCACACACGGCAGGTAGTAGGCCGCCCGCTCAATTGTCTTCGCGGTGATGTCATCAATCAGGCTGTGAGCCTCCTCTGACAACCCCAAGGTGTCATCATTGACCTTTGATACCACGTCACAGACCATCAGTGCCTGCAAGGCTTGTAGGCCTGCAATCTGCACTCTCTCCAAATCCCATAGGTCCAATTGCAGCCCATGCAGGCCTGCCTCCTCCATGAAAACCTGTAGCCGGTATTTCATCGGACCAAACAAGTTTCGCCCACGGCCACGAGATAGCTCGTGGAATAGATCCGGGTCAAGTGTGTCAAAAGTTTCTAGAAGTATCTCGTGGTAAATGTCTGTGCCTAGCTGCTCAACAAACTCCCGGCGGCTTGGCTGCTTTTTCGCAAGTAGACTTACCAATGCCTGCCGTATTACAAGGTGTGCCAGGCCATCAGACCTAGCATCCCCGTGTACCTGTGAAAGCTCATTTGATACTACACCCAGGTACTTATTGTACACAGCAGAGGCATACGGGTTTTGGTCTGCTGCTCCCTGTGCCTCCATCTGTGCAATGCGGGTTGATGCGCGGCCTTTACCAAAGCCGTAGCACTCCAGTTCAAGCTCGCGCTGTGTCAACATATCTTTTACCCTTGTTAATTAGTAAGTTAGCCTGCTTGTGGTCGCCAAGCCACAATATCATATGGCTGCCCAAGGTACTGCCACGAAAAGCTGCTGTCATCTCCTGCTAAGCAGTCTACCTCTAAACCACATGCATACTTTACCCGTATCGCTTCACCTAATGCAACAGTCCTGTGGCCCTTGTTGTAAAACCACCCATCCGCGGTGCTGTCACTCTTCTTGTCCTCCGAAATTGTCCTTTGCTTCCAGGCCATAATATCAACGGGCCGCCTGCGCCAGTGCCAATCATTACTACTGGTGTCGCCTGCGCAGCAGTCTTGCTCCATCCCGTTGCGGTACCTAACACGGATGGGCGTGCCTCGGGCAACGGGCATGTATCCCTGGTGTTCTAACCACCCGTCACCGAGAGCGGCGCATCCCCTCTCCTCCGTAATTGGCGTATCTTTTTTGGGCTCCTCCGGCAGCTTTGCATTCCTGGCCAGCGGTGCGCCCGCTCGCTCTAACTCTTCCTGTAACAGCGCCAGCGCCCGCCATGCAACCTTTGCACTGTGTCTGATACCGTCCTCTGGGTCAATTGTACCAGAGTCAATCAGGTGCCGGATAATGCAGTCAGCATGGTCTGTACTCTTTCCGCGTGCGTGGTGGAGGGGTTGCCCCGGCGAATGCTTGTCATTTCCAGCCTTGCTCAGCTTTGCAACTTCGGCCAAAGCCGCAGGGAAGTAATACAGCACACCTTGGGCAAGTGGGATACCCTTACGCTCTGCACTGTCAGTTGGCAGGTGCATATCACTCATTTCGACAAACTCCTCTCAGTGATCTTGTTAAACACGCGACGCAGAACATAGCCACGTGCAATGCTGATTGCGGTGAAAATAATGCCCATGTGGAATGCAGTTGTGCCACTAATTGGCATACCAAACATAGGCAGTATGATCATATTAGCACACCAGTTGATACTAAAACCGACCAGTGTGTTTGTCACAGTCTCAAATGCAGACCCCTTCTTGGTCTGCGATACTACTACTACTGGCGCTGTGTTGGTACGCTTGCACAATAAATCCTCAGTTGACCAGGACATGTTGGGTGTCGTGCACCTTGGTGCGGCCACGAGACCACGCACCACACTCATTGCACTTGTACCTATTGTACACACTGACCTGGGTGTGGCGCAAGCCCCTCTGCTGAACGTTGTCTGAACCGCAGTTGGGGCAGCTGTGGCCATCATGACTATCATGGAAGACACCAAGATTCTGTGCGCCCTGGAACCAACCCCGCAACTCAGAGTACATGCTCTCCATGGCCAGTACATCTACAACATTATACTTTTTCATCTCTTCCCACGCTGCAAGGTTACCCCGCTGGCATTCCCGCCAGAGCGCCTTTCCGGCGAACTTGCCATGGTCCAGCTTGCGGAGGCCGTCATCGCCGAAGTGTGTGCTCAGGTACGCAAGCTTGTGGCTGGTGTGTGCAAAGCACTTACGTGACTCAATCAAAGTATCAACAATACGGGTATCCGGGATGGGTGGCAGCTTGTTCATCGAGAGGCGCGCACGGATCTTGCGTATGTCGAACTTTTTACCGTTGTGGGCCACTGCCACATCTGCCTCCGTCAACACCTTGGCAAGGCCTGTGCAGAGGCGCTTGTCCTTAGTTGGGTTGCTCTGCTCACGCAAATCATCATACAACACCGTGTTCACGCCGTGCCACTTTGCACAGTAGCTGAGGATGTTCCAGTCTTGAACAATGTCATCGAACGCGATGAACTGTTTACCAATGCCCCACGCCTGCACCAGCATCATTGATGTCTCAATGTCAATGTGCAGGATCTTTGGACCAGACACAGGCGCCAAGGACACAAAGTCCTTCACATTGGATGTCACTACAGTTTTAGTCTTCTTCACGTTTTTTCCTTCTGTTGGCGGAGGCCTTTCGAGCCCTTGTGTTGCGGAGGATACGTTTTTCCTCAGCGGTCTTGTGTGACGGATGTAGCAGATTCGTTACGTTGTCCTCATGAATCCTTAGGTACCCAGCAAGACCTGCACAAAATTGGATCAGCCTTGCAAACACCCCATACCTCTTTGCATTGTTCTCAACAAGCCCAAGGACTGAGTTGCAGCCCCGGTGTAGCACACCTCTAATAGCGCCTGTGCTGTGGTTGTGGTCTAGGCACGCATCTAGTGGTGCCTTGTCGCCTAGCAGTCCCTGGCAGATGGCACACCTGCCGCCCTGTAGCTCCGAGATGGCCTGTCTGACCACTGCAATCTCCTTTGCGCTTATCCTCCGCGGCTCTTCCATAATCACACCCTCCCAATCTTTTGTGCCAGCCGAGTAACCATCTGTTCCGCCGCCTGGTGCACCTCTGCTGGATAATCTGCAATCTTGAGGAAATCCGTTGGCGACGCAACACTATCTGTGCGCATCCACAGCAGTGACGCTTGCTCAACAAAGTGCGGCGCCCACAACTCTTTCATCCGCTGCTTGTACAGCGCTACAACAGCAGCCATTGCATCCTGGTTTGAGGATGTACCATTCAATGTCTTTTCAGCGGCCACTTCACCGCAGCCCGGTAGGCCAACAATGTTGTCTGCCTGATCGCCCATGATCATTTGCAGCCAAAAAAATTTGTGCCCATATTGCTTACCTGCAAACATCTGATCATAGGTGCCAGGCGTTATCTCAACAACCTGCAATGTGCGCCACACAACATGCACGCCGGCGAACATCCTAAAATCTTTGTCTGCTGACATCACTGCACCGGGCCTACCAAGTTTGTAGGCTGCCTCCGTGCAGTATGCAATACCGTCGTCCGCCTCACGATCTGTCCAGATTTTAACTTTGAACAAAGGACCATCATACCCCTCAAGCCACTCCCGAAGATTCTCCCAGTTTGCAGGCTTTTGGCCCGACTTTCGCTGTCCTTGGTAAGGCTTTGAAGTTTGGCTGCACGCAGCAATTACAAACCTATGGCCCTTTGTGCAGTTACTTGCCGACAGGTGCACAATAGCCCTATCTGCACCGGCTGCCTGCATGCCACGCTTGATCATATCTACAGAAGCCCTCTTTGCCTCTGATGGAGATGTGTCATCATTGCCAGAGCAGTAGTATGCAAGATAGTCGCCGTCCACATGCAGAGGCATGCCAGCAACTATAGGCCTATCTTGTGTAAGAGGCATTGGGTTAAGACGTGCCTGGGCCTCAATCCAGGCACGCTGTTTGTCAGTGAGCATATTAGTCCATTGTTAGATCAGATCCAAATCTGGTTCGTCGCCAGCAACCGCCTTGCTTGTCAAAGCCTTGTCCAAAGATTTTTCCAGGTCCTTGCCTGCTGCGCCCTTGTCAACCAGGCAGCAATCGGACAAGTGTGCCAATCCGTTGCAGACTTGATCAACTCTTGCAGCACATTCTTGCTACGTGTGCCCTCACCTGACTCATCAGAGTAAGTGCCTGGGATGTAGATGCTTTCCCACATCTCCCATATCCGCCGTGTCCCAAAGAAATAATTTCAGCTCAGTCAAAGGCTCAGGCACTTCCACGGGCACAAAGTCTCCATCATCCGTCTCACGCTCAGCAGCACGGATATTCCCTAGCTGTGCATAGACATTACCACTCTTGCTGGTCTTGTGCTCCACGTCGCCAAGAAATGCTGCACCAAGGAATTCTGCCATGGTCGTTGCAGTGCCACCATGCGCCTTGCGGAGCATCATAAACGTCTTGTAGTAGTTAGACTTTTCGTTGAGGCCGTAGTTAAGCTTCAGCGTGATGCGGTGCGGAATAAGCTCGCCGTTGACCTGCTTTGGCTCCCACTTTTTGCCCGACAGCTCAAATACCAGCTGTACCTTCTTGTTACTCTTACCGGCATACTCACCAGTTGTTTCGACATGGGTGCCAACTTCAAAGTATCCAACAAGGCGCAGACGTACACCGCGACCTGCCTCCGGTGGCTTGTATCCGCCACCCTTTGCAGGCTTTGACATATCCGGGCCGACGGCCTTAGCCTTCGCAATCTTCTCCGCCAGCTTAATTGCAAAATCGCTCATATTATTTCTCCTCTTTGTTGTTGAAAGTCTTGTTAATCTGTTTGCGGTACTCTGGTACTAAGTCCATCCACCCATCTGGTCCAGCACCTTCATCAGCCATGTTAGGGCCAATGCTAGTCTCCGACGGCACATCAATATGTAGCTTCCAGGCGAACTGTGACTCTATATATCTGCTGGCCTCCTCCATGCATGCGTGCAAGAGGGCCATGCTCTCTTTTGCAACCTCTGGTGCTGAGTCAATGTATGCAGCGTCGTGCACTGTGTTGACAATTAGAGACCGACCACCAAAGTTACCCCGTGCATACCACTGCTGCACAATAAGTGCCATTGCTGCCTTCATCCACTCCCCGCCAGTCCCCTGGACAGGATAATTTTTAGTCGTCGTAGAACTGAAAGTAAGCTGCACCCCCTCACGCTCCCACAACCACTTGGGGGCCTGAGTCTGGTACATAGTGTATCTCTTACCATCTGGCGTCCGAAAGTAGGACTTACCAAGGTTGAGAGACACACCCGCCTCATAGCTTGATGCAATGTACATCTTGCTTGGTATGAGGTTGCGCTCTAGCTCCTTCATCGTGCGTTTGTTGTACTCGGGGATCCCTGGGTACATCTCATCCTCAATCCTAATCATCTCCTTTACTTCATCAACTGTCATCCCTGTAGCAGCTGCAATTGCTGCTGCACCTGCGCCGTAGGCGCGTTGGAAGCTAAATCCCTTAGCCTTGCTCCTTTTAGAGTTCCAAACAATGTACTCTATGTGCTTTTTGTCCTTGGCTCGCTCAAACACATAATCATAGCTAACACCTTCTTTCTGCGCGAGTCGTTTGCAGTGCATATCCAGCCCTGCGCGAAGATCTGCTATTAGAGCAATGTCGCCACTCAGGTTTCCCTGTACATAGATTTCTAGTGCGGTGAAGTCAGACTGAACAATAAATCCGCCTGGGAAACGACTTACAAAGAGTGTCTTTACCTCTGACTTATCTCCCTTTGGCAGGTTCTGCAAATTTGGTAATGCACTTGACAATCGCCCAGTAACTGTGTTAACCATCTGTAGCTGGTGGTGCACAATGCCGTCAGAGCCAACTAAGGACAACATCCCCTTAGTCTCTCCCGTTTCCGGGTCCACAGTGTAATAGTACGTCCCAAGGTCCTTGGTGATCCGTGCCTGTGCTGCGTATTGCTGCACAAACTCTGGCGCATCCTCCCAGCTTGCAAGGGCCTGAGTCACCTCCTCGCCCGTCTTGTATTGCCCTGGCACAGAGCCCTGCCACTCAGCTAGCGGCTGAACAAATCCCGGAAAAATGTACTCCCGCTCAACCACAGACATCTTGGGTTTACTCAGGTCTGGCACCTTGACCTTCTTGGTCTTTGGCAGGCCCTTCTGCTTGCCACCTGCATACCTGTCAATCTGGTAATACAGCTCCGACCCATCAACAACCTTTGCTGGGTCCACTAAGTCCCCATCCTTTGTGATGTACATTGTCACATCTTGCTTTGCAAAAAGCAGCTCCCCTGCCTCATCTCGTGATTGCTCGCGGGACTTGTATTTGACACTGCCGCCAAACAGCAAGGCAGAACGCTGCTTAGGACTTGCCCAGTTGAACTCAAATGGTAGGTCCTCTGGCAACCCCTTGTTGACCTGCTCAGAGAGGTGCATCAGCTTAGCCAACAGCTGCTGGCGTATCTCCTCGCCCTTTGCAACATCAACAAACATCCCGTTAAGCTCGGCCTCAACAGTGTAGAGCAGGGCAGCGTTATTGAGTGTGATTGATGCAATCTGCCCACGCTCCTTTACAAGTTTGAGCTGCCCCTTAAATATGTTTGCTGTGTTACCAATATCTCCCAAGTTGTCTTCGCCGGTGCCCAGTAGGTAATCCATCAACATGTCAGGGTCGATTTCACCCGTATCTATGCCATTTTCCCAGCATGATTTTACTGCATGGTCTTTGCAGCTGCCACCATACAGTGGCGCTACGTCGTCCATGCTGGCAATCTGCCACTCCTGGGCCATGCCCTGCAACAGGTACTCGGCCAGCTGGCAATCCCAGACCTTGCCACCATCTGTCACCCACTGCATCCAGGCAGCGTGGTTTGCCTTGTCCCGCAGGGCGTACAGAAGATCGAACTTGATGTTAAACCCAACCAACACCCGGCAGTTGTTGAGAATAACACGGAACCAGTCTTCAGGGATACCATGCACTGCCTTGTGATATCCCTTACTCTCCTGCCAAGATCTGCCAAAGCCTACAGCCCAGATGTCATTCTGGACGTCAAATGGCGATGCCTTGCGCTTGTGCAGTGTCCTTGTGCCTGTCTCGAGGTCCCATGCCAACCAGCCGCGCTGGCTCATTGGCAGTGGCGTACCTGTGTTAAGTTCAAGAGTCATATAGCTTCGCCGCCTCTTCAAGTGTCATTACCCGGCAAATGTCCGGCGCAAAGTAACATTCTGCATTCGGATTCATCCGCCGTCCCTCTAAGCGCAGCTTGTTCTTGGGGATACCCAAGAAGCGCGAGTTAGGCTTGTCCTTTGTTGAGCCCCACATGACAATTGCTTCACATGCACCCGCCTTGGCTGTCTTGCTGTCCTTGAGCATCGACATGTCAGGCGCTGCCAAGCCCTCACCCGCTGCGCTGATCTGCGACGTGTTGATGGCTGCATATCCCTCAATACTAGCATAGTCTCGCACCCAGCGGTATAGCTCCTCTAGCACCTCATCCGGTGCGTTCGCCGCCGTTGATCTTGCTGCCGGTAAATTTAACATTGTCCAGCATGTCAAACACAACCAGGCCAGCATTGTGCTTGCGGATAAGCTTAAGAATGTCTGTTGTGCTGTACTGATGCACTGACAGCACCAAAGCCCTATCAAACAAATCTTTTCCACCAAGTGCCCGGTGCAGGGCCGTTTCTAGCACTCCTTGCTCGTGCATGTCAAGCATCTGAGAGTATGTGATTCCCAGCGCAGCCTGGTACAGCCGGCGCCGGATGTTCCTCGTGTCGCCCTCATTGTTCAGCCAGAGGAACGACTTTTTCTCGCCTGGAAAGACCTGCTCCAGTTGCGGGATCATCTGCGAGACCTCGCTGGCGACGGAACTGGTCTTCCCCTGATCGGGTCGTGCAGCCCAGATGATGCTGTCGCCTGGCCGTAGAGGTCTCATGCTGTCCTGCAAGTGCCTCAACCTCCAATGAAACCCAGCATCTGCCTCCTCCCGCCCGAACAGAGCATCCAGGCCGGATGATTCAACTGGGTCAGCCTCGACCTTGTTCAGCCGCCCCTTGTACTTCTCGGTTGCAGCTGCAATTAGCTGGTCAAGGTCCTGGGTATTGCTCTCACTATTCCAAGCCTCAATCGCCTTTAGTGTGTCGAGGGACAGTGCCTGCTGCAAGTAAACATTCGCCAGCGTGCCTGCCAGGATTTGGTCTACAGGACCGCCAAGGCCTTTCACAAGCGCCCCAATTAACACCTTGGTATCGTTGTCTTTGTTGGCCAGTACGGTCATGTCCAGCCAGGTCTGCCAGGCATCCAGGTCTGTGATTCCCTGCGCCTCTGGGTGTTCGCGGTAGTACCTGGCCTGGGCTTTCCAGATCAGCAGCGAGTACTGATCCAGAGACTCCACCGGCACTACCTCGTATAAATTCTGATGCTGCTGGCGCTGGAGACCCAGGCGGAGCAGGCTTGTTGTGTGTTCGGTCAATTTACCACCTCGTCAATTATTTTGCGGATCTGGTATCTATCGTAGCACTTGGGGTCTTTGTCTGCAACAACATTGTAGCAAGTCAGCCCGTATCCACGCAACTGTTTTAGGATTGCCTGTGCTGACACCTGCCCAGGGTTGCTACCGGAGCTGTGGCCTGTGTCGTTATCTAACCACAAAATAACCGGCTTGCCCAGTTCCAGTAGTTTGGCTGCGTGCCTGGCGTGGAGCTTGGTACCAAGTAGAGGCCAAGCCTCACAGACTAGGCCGACCTTGTACGCCGAGATTGCATCCTCCGTCAGCACAATGTAGCTGCCACGTCCCTTTCCATATTGAACGATTAGCCCCCTCTTGTCAAGTGGTGGCCCCAGCCACTTAGGCTTCAGTGTCTGCGAGCGTGCTTGCCAATAGGCCAGCGTGCCATCTTCACCATACAAAGGAAGAACAACTCTGTCAATTTTCTTGCTGTAGAATAATCCCAGATCTTTAATCCTTGGCCCATGAAGACCATACTTGTAGCACCAAAACGCCAGCTCTTTCGGCCAGTCTCCAGGATCCGTGCTGGTGCACTCTGGCAGCTCTGCCGTGATCTGCTGACTTGCCTCCACAGCCATCAGGCGGCGCAGCAGCTCATCCTGAGATTCAGATGCCTTCTGTGATCCGTAGGCGCCACAGCGGTGGCAGTATGCACTGAGTTCGTTACCCTCGCGGTATAGCCCAAGAGTGCCTGCCGATCCTGAGCCGCACTGTGCGTGCCTACCTGTTGCCCTTGTTCGACCAGCAACCAGGAGGGCCTGCGCCTGATCGAGCCAGTCGTCATCAGCCATCCTGATCGCCATTCCCAATTACTCCTCTAGACAGTTTTCGTTGGCCGATGATAACTCGCCCCTACTTAATCTAACATAAACCACATCACCTGCAACAATCACAGCGCCCTTGTGGTAAATGCCAGTGACTGCCCGTGTGTACAGGCGGTCAGTGTCGCCGAATTCGGGATGTCCAATAACACCTGATAGGATTGCACACTGGCCTAGCACTGGCTCAAAAATAGCTACGTGTGAAATCTGACGACGTTCATTTGTCTCTATCCTCTCCCTCTAGAAGCTTTTCATATAATGCCTCAAGCTCGCGCTGTGCGCGAACCTCCGCAAGCTCTTCACTGCTGGTAACGTAAGCCGTGGCTTCCCCTGCGGGTGCAGGGTACCTTTTACCAAAGATCGGGGTCATTGTCTATCCTCCTCAGTCAAAAATTTCGCCTTGCAGCACGCCATCCCTGAGTCGATAGGCTGTGTAAGGCAGCACTCCACCCTTACCCACGATGCCAGACCAAGTATGCACGATGTTACCTGAACCAGACCTTTCTACAAGAAACAGAGCTGCCCCGTCACTTCCACTGACTTCACCATTGTCGCCTGATGCAATCGCCACACCTGCCGGCCCATGGGCATACGCCGCAGAACCCGTACCTGTTGCAAGGGCAGTGCCGCCAGCAGCCGGTTCAGACTGTGCCGTGGCGCCGTCGCCAGTAGCTACTGCCACGCCGCCTTGTTTGTAGGCCTTCGCGCTGCCGCGGGAGCCGGTGCTGACAGCTACCGCGCCCGGTGCGAGGGAATTCGCAATTGATCCAACGCCCAGGGCAGCAGCCACGCCAGCATCAAACGGGGTGGACACCACCTGCTTTGTTCCGATGTCCGGCAGTGCATTGCTTGCCTGCATCAGGGCAGAGCGCAGCTCATGCACCAGATTCCGCAGCTGGACATTTGATTCGGCTTCCTCTGCCAGCAACTCTTCCGCCATCCAAGCCTGGTTGATTTTGCCAACAGCAGCTGACACAGCTGATGCCTCTTTTTGGAAACCTAGCTCCAGCAGCAGCTCCGCTGATTTGGTAAGCTCGTCTTGCATAGTCATTGTCAATCTCCAAGTGAAATCCGAATGGGCCCGATCCACAGCACGCGCTGGCGGCGCAGCAAGAGTACGGTAAACCACTCCCGCGGAAGTGTGCCTGCACAAAATTTAATTTTCATAACTGTCTCCCAATAATTTGATGGTTGCACGGGTTTCGTGGTCTACGACAAATGTGCATCCGTACCCGTACTGCTCAGCCTGCTTGGGACTACTGCGAAAGTTGGCATATGCCAATGCTGCTTTGCGGTTTTCGAATCTGCCAGTTGTGTAGTCCATCCCGAAATCCCTGCCGCCACCAACGGCGTGGTATGAGGGGATCTCGTCATCATCAGGCACAGCCACAACTACCCATCCAGGCTGACTACTAAGGATGGCATCAGCTACCTTATGCCACAATTTTGACAAAGTGTAAAGCACGTTCATCGGGTAAGCACCTTGGTCAGGTCCTTGATGCCGCCGTTCCTCTTGAGATACGAGCTGACCTCTGCCACGAATTCGGGATCGCTGCCGTAGTCAGCCCGGTCAAAATCCTCTTCTACAAGGGTCCAGCCCTCATCGTTCTCGACTTTGACAGTAAGGACGCTGCCCCGCTGTGAGCCAAATGCGTTTACGTAGCCGCTGATCTGGGTGAATTCGTTCATTTTGTAATCCTCATTAGTTGGGTTGGGTGTGTGTAGTTTATTGAACAGTGCTGCGATTGTCAATCCCTTACCACCAGTCTTGGCCAGGATAGATGTCGTCGATCAAATCCAGCGATTTTAAGGCCATGACATTTGCTTTGCGATCAAGCTGGGCGGGTTCTCTCCACAAACCAAGGGACTTCAGTTGTGCTGCTTGCTTCCTCAGCTTGCGTACATTCGAGATCGCCTCGTCATGTCGGCTACGGAGAATTTCTTGGTCAGTCATAGTCATCTACTGTGGTTGGTGGTGTTGCTTGGTGTAGGTACAGAATCTCACGATTTGGCACGTTTGTCAATAGCCAACAGTAAGAAAATTGTTAATGTGTTTACTTTTCGAGGCGCTGGCCAAAGTAAAATTACTAGGGCTGCAATGATAAAACCAATGATTAAGCTGCGAATTCCCGTGCTTGCAAGCTCAGTAAAATAATTCAGCACAATGTCGATCAGCGTCATAATATTGGTCTCCTGTCATTTTATTGAAGTTGATGGTACAAACATCTGCGTTCCAGTCCTTGGGAACAGTATCTGCGTCACTTCCTTGCCACGCATAGTGTACAGCACTACAGGCTCTGCGGCGCGCTGAACGCACTCGTTGTCGCGCACCAGCACCTCGCCAGCGGCGGGCCTTGTAATCGTCTCCGCAACGCTCTCAGGCGATACACAGGCTATGCTGCCGTAATACCTAGCACGCTTCGTGTCTTTTTTTGCTGCATAGGCAGCCGTGTTCTCATTTACAACAGCAGCATGCCCCTGCTTGGGCTCCTCTGCTCCGGGCACTGATGTTAAATATGCGGCAAAAATTGTACATGTGTACAGGCACGCTATCTTTGTTAGGGTAAGTTGCATTGCACCTCTCCTCTCTGTTGCCGATATTCTCCCAGGCATCCATTGCCATTGTCAAGTGACTTGCGTCCCACTTCTAGAATTTAGTTCGTCGCCAATGACTCTGATGTGGTGCTCCAGCAGGTCAGCCCGCATCCTACCATATTCTGTGGTTTGATCCCAAAAAGACCCGCCATATAGGTATCCGTGAAAAACACGTTCGTAAATTTTCTCTTCCGGCAAAAGGTTTGACTCCCCGGTGGAAAAATCAATTGGAGCTGGGACCGGGCAGGTCTGGTCTCCGCTGTAGTGCTGCCAAGTCTTTGCCGTCTTGCGAAGTATGGCCTTAACTTCACGGTGGTGGTCCGGTGATTGCCCACGGTCAAACATCTGAGATCTAACGTGATTGCAGATGGTCTGGGCCTGATCATCGGCACTCATGCCCTTGTCGAGTTTTGCCTTGATGGCGGTGAGCACCATCATTGCCAGATGAAGAACTCTGTCGTCATGGGCCTTCAATTGATTCATCATCACTCCTCCCAGTGCTCGGTGAGAGCTTTAGCAATCTTGATAGCTTCCAGGGCCTTCTCGATAGAGTGATAGTAGCCAAGATGCTGCATCTTACCTCCAATTTTAAGCCTGACTCGCCAGCGGTTCTTTTCACGCGTCAAATAGCTACGCATTCGTTTCTCTCCACGGGTTGGAAGGTGTGATATTGCTGCTTTGCTGCTGCACGTGCTGCTGCTGCCTCTTCGATGGTGGTGAAGTAGCCTAGGCTGATGTGCTTGCCTTGCACCATGATCCGTGCCCGCCATTTCTTGGTCTGTTTGTGCCAGCACACCCCCTGCACGCCAGATGTGTTGTTGCTACTCATGCCACGGTTTTGACCATTCTCGGACTTGTTACATTCCCGCAGGTTGCTGAACCTATTGTCGTCCCTCTGTCCACTGATGTGATCAAGGTGCTGGCTAGGCCATGAGCCAGTATGCAGAAGCCATGCAAGGCGGTGGGCTCGGTAGTCCTTGCCATGCACCCGCACCTGGAGGTAGCCTTGAATGTGAGGAGTGCCAGCAACACTCCCTGCCTTGGCAGGCCCTTGCCGTGACAACTTCCAGCGCAGCAACCCTGTCTCCGGATCATACGCCAGCAGCTGGTCAACCTCTTCGAACGATAACTCATTGTTTTTACTCACGTTTTAACACCTCGCATTTTAAAAGTTTTAACCGGGCGGGACGAATACAGATCCAAATCGCAGGCTACCATAACTGCCTTCTTGGCGTCAAGGCCCAGATGCATGGCTGTGATGGCGTAGGCAGCACCACTACCAATGGCGTCGCCTGGGTAAAATTTGTTCCACGTACCGTCTGAAGTGTACCAGCACCCAGAACGATCAAGTCTGACGAACTGCGCCCTCTCCATCCCGTCGGCATCCCGTAGTGTTTCGGGTGGCTCGCCATCCAAAAAGTCTTGAACGGCCTGATCAATTAATTCGACCTCACCTGCGACGATGATAACTCCCCCTCCTGGGAGGCGGCGAAATTTATCCATGCGCCCTTTCAGGCTACCCGACGTAACCTGGCTGTCGCAGGCAAGACTCTTGCCATCGAATGCGATACTGGTCATGACGATGCTCTCCTATAAGTTGTTGATTGTATTGGTTAAACTTGGGCGATTCCTAGCACCTCATATTCAAACTGCTCGTCCTCCGGGAGGCTCTCGATGTACGAATATGCCTCGTCCTCAGTGTCAGCATATCCAACGATTGTACCCTGGTCTTGAGCTGTCAAATATTGTTTGATGATGAAGATCATATTGGTTCTCCTGGTTGGTATTTGTAGAATATCACAGCCTGACGTCTTTGTCAAGGGCTGTGAGCAAACAAACTTATTAACAGTTCAGCGATCAGTGGTGGGTTGGAGCTTGCGATACACTGCCCTTGCTGCTTCGCGCGCTGCGATGGCTTCCTCAAAAGTGTCGAAGTACCCCAGGTGGACCTCCTTCCCGCCCAGCTTGATACGTGCACGCCAGCGCTTGTCATCTTTTGGCCAGAACTTGTTCTTGGCTCCAGACTCAAAATTATACCTGCTCATCATGATTCTCCAGTGTTGGTGTGTCAATATGGCATGCGACATCTCTGTTGTCAAGCACTATTTTTACAGAGTTCAAAATGCATCTGCAACAGAGCCTCAGCCTGTGCCAGTGTTGCAGGGCCATATCCTCTCATATCGATGCTGTACACAGCTTTAATGCGTTTGAGCTGATCTGCTGGGCGATCAAGTGTCATCAGCTCCAGCAGATCTGGCTGCATTACCTGCACGCGCAGCCTGAACACCTGAGCCATCTCCCTGACCTCGCCCTCACAACGCTCTGAGCGCGTCTCTAAGGTCTTCTGATCCTTCCAGGCCATGGTAGTACCAGAAGCGGCTGCGCTGGCCGCACAGAGCGATAAAGCGACGATTATGGGCATGATGCGCATCAGAAGTCCTCCACTGTCACCGACACTGCCTCAGGAGCGCCGCTTCCAGCCTTATTAGCTTCCACTCGATCAAATTGGGCCAAGGCAGCATCTTGATCATCAGCGACCACAACATAAGAGTCAACACGGTTGTTAGCGCGGAGAACTGTGAGCAGAAACTTGTTCATGGTGGCGACCTCAGTTGGTTGGTGTAGGTATAGAATCTCAGATCTTTCCAGGCTTGTCAACTACTTTTGCAAACAATTTTATGAACGTGTTTAACAAGTGCCGCCGCCAGCCCAGATCGCGCGAAGCACATGAGTCTTCGCCTCAGACAGAGAGGGTGTGTATGCAATCATGTGCGGGATCTCTTTAGCAGTTATCCTGTATTTGAGGGACTCGTCATCCCAGGTTGCCTTTAGGTCGATGATCCTGCCATCCGTCAGCTGGAGTTTGAGGGTTGTAGACTTGTTGCTCATTGTCATCTCCTGCCTCCTGAGAGGCACTTTTGAGTTTTATTTTTAGGGTTTGATTTCATCGCTCGGCAGCAGCACTGCTGACAAGATGACAACCAATAAGCCCAGAGCTACAAACGCGTATGTAGCCACTTCTGCGATCATAATTAAAATGCTCATGTCAATTCTCCTAATGCCTCTGAGAGGCTCTGTAAGGCGCTGTATGCGCGTAGGTGGTACTGTGGTAGCTGGTGATGCCTAGGAACGCCGCTTAGAGCGTTCCAGGCGTATTAGCGGACATCTGTGGCGATGACTATTGCTGCTGCCGTGATAACGCCGATCAAGATTCCCACTGCTAGGCCAAACAGGAAAAGTCCGGGGTCTGTCATGGCGGCATTCCTCTATGTGTGTTGGTTGTTGTGGCTAAATTAGCATGATTCTGGTGGTTGTCAATAGCTTTTTTTTGGGATTTTATTACTCGTTAATCTTTGTTGCCTGGGCTTGCGCAAGCAGGGCAAATGCGACCGCACGTTCGTAGGCCCGAACCTCGTTCACATCAATGCTCCTCAGCACAGTTCCTGGATTATTGATGGAGCTGACCTGGTATGAATTACCATCCTTGCTGAAGATGACTTTGTGGGTGGCGTTGGCGAAGACTTGGTTGTTCATGGCGAGATCCTATGTGTTGTTGGTGGGTGTTGCTTCAGTGGGTATAGACTCTCACGACTCTGGCAGGCTGTCAACAACTTTTTTTGCAATAATTTTATGAACGCGTTAAGTAATATCTGCTTGACAATTTGTGGCGGGGTCTGTGAAATCGTTGCACTGGCGCTGCTCAAGGATGGAGGCACTAAGGAGATGATTACGGAAAACACGATACCTGCAAGATAGCCGACGTTAGAGTGGTGAGGCACCTATAGAGAAGAACTCTGTATTTTAGACGAAGTTTGCCACCCAAGCCTAGAGGCTGACATTGTCAGTCAATGCTCAAATCGCGGTGACCAAGAACCCACATGCATGCCGCTCTGATCTGGCTACGTATGTGGGATGGCTCTTGGCAGTCTGGCATAGCTGATGAGTATGCCACCTACTTCCAACAGGATTTGCGGGTGTCACGGATGGCGATAGATGAAATTCATGATAGCAGCACGATAGCTGCACGTTCGCGACTGAGGCACCTATAGAGAAGAACTCTGTATTTTAGACGAAGTTTAGTAGGCACATTGAGAGCAGGGCAACGCCAGCCTGACAGCTAGTAACAGCAGACGAGCCAATGTGATAAGATACACTACCGTAACCTGAATTTTGAACCTGAACGATCCGTTCAGTTTCGACCAGGCCGGCACCGTACCAAACTGGTCTGCGGTTTGTATCTTTTAAAGGCTTAGAAGCAGGAGCGAAGCGAGTGCTTTGCTCTTGATCTTGCTTTGTTCCAAGCGAAGCGAGGAATGCTTTTAATGAGCACGAAGTGCGAATGCTTTTGAGGCCTTACTAGTAATCTTAAAAGAGCTAGTAAAGCTTATAACAGAAAAGCATTTTCAATTGAAGCATTATAACAGCAAAGCATAAGACAATTACTGTACTATCAATGTACTACAGTAGATTATCACAGTGATATACCGTATATACATTCATCCTGAACAGATTCAATCTCATTCATAATTCTGTGAACAAATTGCTTGACAACAGACTACAAACATGCCATACTATTATGGTCGGTAATTTTGCTGACTAACTTTGGAGACTAACAGTTGTGAAGAAAGAATTGACATTTGATCAGGTTGATCAGTTGCTGAGCTATGATGCTGATACAGGGTTGCTGATTTGGAAGGTTTCACGTAAAGGTACCAAGGGCATTGGCAGTGTTGCTGGGTGTGTGAATGGTGATGGCTACCTACAGGTGAAGGTGCATGGCAAACTGTACCAGGCCCATCGCCTGGCTTGGTTTCTCAGTAAGGGTACCTGGCCATCACAGCAATTGGACCACATCAACGGTATTAAGACAGATAACAGGATTGTCAATCTGCGTGAATGTACAGATGCTGAGAACAAGCAGAACCGTGGCAAGAGCTCTAACAACACCTCTGGTGTCCCTGGTGTAGGCTGGCACAAGCAACGCAAGAAATGGAGGGCGCAGATCAAGGTGAATGGCAAGAACATCCATCTTGGCTGGTTTGACACCATCGAAGAAGCTGCTGCCGCAAGAGCTGCTGCTAAGGAGAAGTATCACCAGTTCAACCCGGTTGACCGGGAATGACCAACAGGCATTGCATCATCAATCTCAATGGTGGTGCATTGCCAAACAACGAACACTAACACAGAGACGACAGACGATGAAACACCTGCCTCCAGGATTCACAATGGCCTTCAATGAAAGCACCAATGAACTGGTGCCCATGCTGAAGATTGAAGACACGCAGCATTTCCTTGGTTACTATCCAACACCTGCTGAGGCGTACGCAGCGGTGCGCGCTGCCTATAGTATCCACCGTCACTACCAAGACCAGATCAACCATGGCTAACCGTCCCAAGCTGAAGCAACTCAAACACATTCACGAGCTGGACTCAGTACCGCAGAGGTTAAACAGGGTTGACCCTGGTCACTGGAGTGGGGGCAAGAAGCTGGTACCCGCTGACCTCAGCTATAGCTCCAGCAAATGGAGGAAACTACGCTCATTATTCCTAAAGCAGAACCCCCTCTGTGCATACTGCCTGGAGGATGACAAGACTGTGCCCGCTACCGTCGTCGATCACATCCAGCCACACCGTGGAGACGCAGACCTCTTTTGGGATCAGGCAAATTTGCAACCGCTCTGTCAGCACTGTCATTCGGGGACGAAACAGAAAGAGGAGCGTGAAGCTGGCCACTATTGAAAGATAGAGACAGAAGAGGGTGGGGGTAGGTAATAAGTCGGCATGATCGCCGAACTTAAGCCGGACAGTCT